CTTTTCAATGGCGACTTCTTCAAGTGCTTTTACCAACGGCTTCGTATCATAGTCGGGTGGCAACAGGATCGTAATCCCGTATTTGCCGCCCATGTCTTCGCGCTGCGGGTGAAAAATTGCGGGGAACGATAAACGGCCCGGTCCGATGGTAATCTTGCTCATTTTGCACCGCCTGTGATTTCGGCGATCTTCTGCTCAAGCACATCAATACGTTCATGCGCCTCGGAATAAAGCCGTTCTGTAGTGCGATGATAATATGATGGAAAGCTATGCTTCATCACTTCAACACCGCCCCAGATTAGGGCCGTGCCTAAAATAATCACTTCGATCGTCATGCTTTTTATCCTTGTTAGTCCGCAAAATCATGCTTGGCGGATGCAGTCGCGGATGCCTGCTTGTCCGTCTCACGGGTCAGATTGACCCCTGAACTTTCTGAAGTGATAAGATCGAATAGGTCCAACTGAACACCCTGCTTTTTTGCCAGTTTCTCGACCTGCGTGGGGGATAGAAGTTCCTCCGACACAAAACCTGATAAACCTTCTGACGCGAGGCGTTGTTTCACTATCCGCTCATCCTTCCATTTCCGTGTGCCGCGTTTCGGCACCAATTTCCAACCGGGCACGATATCGCCCGCTTCAATTAACTCTTGCGCGTAAGCACGCACTGCCTTCAGCCAAGTCTCAATCACGTCGGCTTTATCGAGCAGTTCGGCCAATTCGTTGGCGCTTAAACTTTCAGGCGACTGCATCAAAATCCATCCTTGCTAAACGCATAACCTCGTCCCGTAGCGTTGGGCAGGTAGCGCGGGCCAAACAAAACTTGCAGTGGGAACCTGCGGCGAAAGGTGGGTCGTCGCTCTCGGCCAATTTGGCAGCGGCAACCAATTCCGCGCCGAGGTCTGCCAGCTCCAGAACGTCTACTGTCCTACGTTTTACCCCACCCAGACGGGGCTGAACGATAATAATTTCAACCCAATCCCATTCCCATTTACCCAAGGAGGCCATTGCACCGAGCGCGTAAAACCCTAATTGTGGATTGATCTTACCCGCGTAGTCCGCTTCGACCGCAACGCCACGACCGGCCTTGAGATCGATAACTTTGAGCACATTCCCGCAGTCGATGACTGCGTCGGCAGTACCCCAAAACTCTGGATGATGAGGTAGCTTAAATTTTTGCTCTACAAAGAGCGTGCCGCCTTCAGCTTCTGCCCGTACCAAGTTGACATATAAGTCAACAACCTCTTGTTGCTCGTCTGTCAATGCGTATTCGTGGGGTAAACCTTCCAGCGTGTTAGCCGCCACTTCATGTAACATGGTCCCTTCTTGCGCGAACGGTGAGGATGGGTTCGGCATACCTTCGGTCGCTTTGACCGACCCCGGACAACGCATCCACCGATGGGTCGCGCTGGCACCAAAACGAGAATGTCCGCTCATCTTGTTTTTTCCTCACAAAAAATTCCACATTCAATATCCATATTTTTCATAGGTAAACCCTTAGCTTCTAAAGGAAGTTCATCTAAAAATATTCGTTTACCTTTGTATCTTGTTAAACGAGCGCCAATTCTGCGTGATTGCTGTGCTCGTTCTTCAAATATTTCAGGGTGTTTGTTCCGTACGTGGTTCCAATAAGTAGGCGATGTCGCTTTGACGCAACCAATGCAGTTGGCGTTCGGGTATCCCATCGAATAAATACGGGGAAGCTCAATGCCAGCTTGTTGAAGAATGGCGTAACAATCTGTTTTGGTAATGTTTTCGTCGATCAATACCGGGATGACATTTGACCGTTCAGTAAGCACGAACCTTTCATGGCGTTTTTTTTCATCGGCGGTAAAACCTAAAACATGCCAGTCTACAGGATTTTGTTTTTCCCATTCTTGACGTGCATATTTTTTGAGTTCCAAAGTACAGGGAGCACCCATAGGTCCGCTCATAAATTGACGTTTTTCCCAAACATCAACCGCAGAATTAGATGGATATTTTTTTGACCTTACGATTTCAATCGGAAGACCAAGCCACGCTTGGACGTCACGCAAAAACCTACGATTGTCCTCATCTTCTTCGGCAACTGGGTTGTTTAAAACCCGGATTAAATGTTTGTCTCCATAACGCTCTAATGTTTTTTTAGCGGCGACTGCGCTGGCGGCTCCACAAGAAAACCAAACTGCTATGCTCATTCGCTTAGTTCTTCCATATATTTTTCCCAAATCTTGTCGTCAATCGCGTCTTGTGCAACTTCCACCAGCTTTGGCCAAAGGTCTATCGGAGCATCGAACATTGTCACCTCGCCGGTCACATCGTGAATAAGTTTCTCAATCATCAAATAGTTCCCGCCGTGCACAATGTCGGCGTAGTCTGCGAAGATCTTCTCCAAATCGCGTCGCGTGATACGCAGCTTGCTGGCAACTACCGAACCCTTGGCTTCGGACTCAATCTCGTCCACCAACTCTTTGATTTCGGTTAAAAGATCAATCAATTCCTCTTTCTTACTCATCCGACTGCTCCATCAATGATTCGTTGTTTCCGTATTAGCGCGCTAGTTATCTTCTCGTCAATAGAATTTTCTAAACAAACGAACGAAGCCCAAACTTTTTTCTTCTGACCCCCACGATATGCACGGGCGATGGCTTGCTCGTTTAGCGCGGGAGTCCATGCGGGTTCCACAATTATGATCCGTTCCGCCGCTTGTAGGTTCAGCCCAGTTCCAGCGGCCATGATCTGTGCCACCAGCACGCGACAATTTTTGTCACCCGTGAATTGCTTCACAACCGCGTCGCGTTTTGCCTGCGCCATTCCGCCGGTGTAATGCGCGACCCCGCTTTTGAACATTGGTTGTCCAGTGAGCTGCTCCACCAATGCCGCGCCGACATCTTTGTGGTGGTAGAATAAAATCGTCTTGCCGCCACCGCTTTCGGCTTCTGCCCGCACGATGTCCGCACAATGCGCGGCCTTCAACATTCCAATCCGCCGCCTTAACGTCGCGAGCGGTGTCGCCAATTCTCCCAGCTTCTCAATCGCATCGCGCTCCAATAACCGTTCAAGTTCTTGCAGTGCTTCGGGTGGGATGCCATCCAGATCAAGGTCTCTGGCGGGCACCCATAGCTGCGTGATGAGCAGCGGTGGTAGATCGAGGATAGTATCTTTCTTTGCCCGCGATACGAACGGTGCGAGCATTGCTTTCAGCACATCTAGGTTTTTGCCGCCCGTCACGACCGGCCCGTAGGGCGTCTCGCGTGTGTGGCAAAACTTGTCAATCCATTGCGACTTCTTTTCAATCTCAAGTTCTTCAAGCACCCGTGGTAAAAGCCGAGACACATGCGGCCAGAAATCGCTAGGGTCGTTCACAATCGGCGTGCCGGTCGCAACCCACACGCGCTTGGCCCGCCGGATCAAAGCCCCCGGCGAATCGCGCCGGGAACCGTATACCGCCCGCGTGCGTTTGGCAGCGGTGTTCTTGAGTAGATGTCCTTCGTCAAGGATCAGCGTATCCCAGTCCATCTTGAACAGTTGTTTCCAAAGTTTCTGGTCGATCAGGTGGTCGTACGAACAGATCACCAGCTTCGCTTGCGGCGCAACCTTGTCCTTGCCGTATTGGATCACCTGAATGTCTTTGCAATCGTAGCACCCGAATAGCTGCGCCTCTTTAGACACTTGTGTACGAATCGCAGGTGGGCCGAGGTAAAGCGTTCGACCGCCCCGTTGGCTCGCGGCTTGGAGAAGCGGGAGGGTTTTACCCGTTCCCGCGTCCCATAGCAGCAGAAAATTCCCAGCCAATAACTTCGGAAGAACGTCGGCCTGATGCTGCCAAGGTGTCAACATCAATGCACCGGGGGTGCTTCGTCTATAACCTCGTGGAGCAGGTTTCCAATCGCTTCGTGGAGCAATGTCATCATCGTTAACGGGTTCACATTGGGGCTACAAATAATATGCATGTCGTCCGTTTCTTTGTCGCCGCTTTCTGCTGGCGTCAGCCCCACAAGCACAAATTCGGTAAACCCGAATTGCTCTTGGATACGTTCCAGAAAATCAATCTCGTCCAGTTGTCTGCTCCGTTCGTGATTCGATTAAACTTAACAACCTCTGCGTCGCAAGGTCTTGGTAGAACAACCGGTATTTCTGTTCGCTTTGTAACGACAGAATGACATCATGCGCTTTGAGCAGGGCTTCTTCTACGTCGCCCAGCCTTTTCTCAAGATCGCGTATCTTTTGGATGTGCTCAAGTTTCGCGAACGGTAAAACATTCGCGGTCATTTCTGCGTTGCCATTCTTTTTTCGTGTTGCGGAACGCCTTGCAGCACGCTCGTGTGATCCCGCTTGCCCATTAACTCACCCGTTTTCAGCGCGGAAAAACCTACTTTCTTGTACAGCCACCAATACGCCTCCTGCCTCGCGATTACGATTGGGCGTTTTCGACGGGAACCCAACAAATCTTCGAGCAGTAAGTTGTGTTTCATCGCCACCAACCGCACCAGCCGAAGCCCCGTCGCGGGCGACTTCACTAGCTCACCCGCCTCAATGCGGGCGAAGTACTCCTCCAAAGTGGGGAAGGTTTCGGTGACAACGGCAGCTTTTGCGGCAGTGCCAGCATTGGTTTTAAGTACGGTTTTGGTCGCAGGTGGGATGTAGCCCTTTGCCACCGGGTCCACGGGGTAAACATAACGGCGGGATTGGAGGCGGTGCGCGACGGCTTGGTAATGTTCGTAAAGGGTTTCCGGTGTTTTAAATTCGAGGCTCATTGTTTTTCTTCTTTTTCTCAAAAACGACAGGGATTGGTTTGGCCGCGAAAGCACCGCACCAATCATCACGCGAGGTACGGGGCCAGCCGTGGCCCGCTGGTGGATTGGCTCGGCACACGCCATAGGGATCGTTCTCGTGGCGATCCCAGTATTTGCAGTTCGGGCAGAGGTTATCGGAAAGAGTCGGTTGCATGTTCAAATGCCTTTTCGGATATATCAGTATCATTTTGTTCGAGCACGGCGATAATCTGTTTATGTACCAGTTCGGGGGCTATCACCACCGGATGTCCGTCTGAACGCAGACATATATACAACTGGTAAAAACCTTCGAAGTCCCAATTAAAATCCCATTCGCCGTCAAGGTTTTTTTCCGCTGAGTATTCGACCCAAATTGCACCGTCGCACAACAACTCTTGATCGCCGACCTTTGCGGGCACGTCTTCGAAATCGTATTTGAAATCACCTTCAATGTATTTCAGGCTGTTTGGTAACATGGCTACACCTTTCCTTTGCCAAGAT